AAGATCCCCCGCCAACACGCTGGCCAGTTTACGGTTTAGCGCCTCGAACCGCTCGCGGTACATCTGTGCATCGAGTGGTTCTTTCAACAACCAGTAGAGATGCAAACCGCCGCCGCTAAACACGATAGCGGATGGAGGGATCGGCAGTGTCTCGATTACCTTGCGGATCGCGGGCTCGTCCTCGGCAATGCTGCGGAAGTCGAGGTCGGTCCAGGTTGCCACTATTTCCCGCGTGTTATCCTTGTTGCGTGTCGATGACCCTAACGCTATTGTCGATATGCAATAGAACAGCCCGCGCCGGTTGCGGTCATGGCGCCCAATGAAGCGCGCAATGGCGGGGACGTCCCTGGTCAGGATGGATTTCTTGATCGGGGCTTCGTCGGGATCGCCGGGATCGTTGGCCAGCGTCTGGAAAAAAATCTGCTCCGAGGTCGCGCCAAAGATGGCAGCGAGGAACTCGGAAACTATATCGATAGTTGTCAGACGCTCGGCAGGTGTCAGACGTGCTTCATCGTTCGTTGTTAACGTCATTGTTGTGCCCCTTCGAAGGCGTGCTTCGGACGATGTACCGGCGGGAGGTTATGCGACCTCCCGCCGGGCTTTTCCTTCCCTAGATCCGGTTACGTTTGGCAGCCGGCTTAGGCGCGGGCTTCGCTTCTATTTCCGGAAACTCATCGACATTGGCATCGTCATCAATCGGCATCTGCTGCTCGCCTAAATCCGGCGCAAAGATTGCCTTCGGTTCGAAGCCGATGATCTTGAACGTCGGAACTTTGATCCGCCCGAAATCCTTGTTCGGGTGGGCATAGCTGTCAGAGCCGATTTCGATCACAGGCCAGTCGTTGGGCTTCTGGGCGAGGTACGGCGCGTAGTCCTTGCAAAGTTTGGCCACCGCATCGAGGCCGCCCTTGGACGAGGTCGTAAACGTGTAGAGTTCGCCATCACTCTCGCCCTTCAGCAGCAAGTAGTTGGTGCGCTGCCACGGGTCGCGTTCCTTGCCGGTGCCGTCGACTTCCCACTGCTCACGATCGGTGTCGCCGAGGGTGTGACGGGCCGGGACTTGGTAGCGTTCCATGACTTTGCCCATCCGCTGCTCGGTCGGCTTGTTGTCTTCCCAGCGCTGCCAGCCGGTCATCAGCTCGGCCATGTTGGCGACAAAAGCGGTGCCGTCTTTCATTTCGTCTTCGTCCTTGCCGGCAAGCCAGTCGCCTTTGGAAAACTTCAGCAGCTTGCCGACGATTGATGTCGATTGGGCGGCGTCAGCGTAATCGGCGAAGGGATTGTCGGATTGTGTGATGGGGAGGTTGTTAGCCTGTTTGACGATGTCGTTCATGTTCAACGGTCCTTGTTAGCCCCGCCTTGGCGGGAGCCGGTTCTTGCCTGACGGACGTCAGACAACGGTGATGGTTAGCCGGTCGCCCGGCTCGCCAAAGGTCTTGAATTGGTCGATGTCGATACCGGCATCGATGGCTGCTTGCTTGATTAGCTTGTTGTCATAGCCCTCGCGGCCCTTCACGGGCGACCATGAAAGTACGCCGGGGATTTTACGAACGCCTTTTTCGCGCAGGCGCCGCTTGATTTTATCCTGAGCCGCTCGGAGGTCACTGTCTAGAGTGTCGCGAGAGTTTTCCATTGCCCTCAAGGACAATGCCATGTCGCGCATTTCCGCTGCGAATTGCGGGTCAATTTCAGTATTATCCGCAAATGGTAGGTTCCTGCGCTGGACACCACAAGCAATAGTAAACGGGCAGTAGTTGCATTCCGCGCCACCGGCGATCCAGCCCTCGGGATTGGTTTCATCGACCGATGTTGCGGTCTGGATTGTCATCGCGCGGTGCTTGGCGGTGTTGAACAGACCCTCATCGAATGCGATCACAAATTCTTTCACGTCGCTCCAGAACGATGCGTCGGTGTACGACAGCACGCTGTGGGTTGGCTTGTACTGTGTCTGCTCACGGATCAGGCCCATCTGCACCTGGGTCTGGAAGACGTTCTGTGGCTTGGCCGCGGTCAGGTTGGTGCGGGGGTCTGCGGTTTTACACTCTACCAGGCAGCAATCAGCGCTGGTTCCAATCTCGGCGCGTTCCTCGGCGGTCAAGTTGACGATCATGCCGTCTGGCGTGGCGCTCAGGAAGTCGCTGACGAATGTCTTCTGATATCTACCGGCAAACAACAATCGTTTGCCGAACCGCTTGCGCAGCGCCGGTTCCCAGAAATGGTCTTCAAAGACCGTGCCGCGCATCCGCGCGCCCCAGCTCTCGGTAAAGCCGGGATCCCGCGGAGCGCGGTGCTTGTGGTCGCCCTCATTCTTGAGCCAGTAGATCTTGCGCGCACACTGGCCGGCCTCGGAGGCGCCGACCGTGTTGGACCGCTCGTGGGTCCAGACCTTGTCGATGCCGGCGGCGTAGGCGTCGAGCGTCTGCTTGATCAATCGTGTCACGTCATTACCCTCAGTTGTGTGCGGATGGTTTCGAACAATGTCGGTTCTTCGTCGGGAAGACTATCATCCATTGGCGCCAGCCCCTGCTCGAGCCGGATCCGGATCAGCCGGTTAGCGATAAACGATAGCGCCAGCCGCCGGATGCTAGGCTCGGCCTCGTGCAGCCACGCCGCTTTTGCGATGTAGTCGACGAACGCATCGGCGTTGTCGGGCGTCAGGTCCAGCACAAGGTGCGTAAACTCGTTCCAGTGTTTAAAGTAGATCGGGTGCTTGGCCATGGTGTCGTACTCGGCTTTTCTCCATGCCCGATAACTCCGCATCTGTTTGCTTTGATCCTCCAGCTTTTGCTCCTGCGGGCCGAGGATCATCGGGGCATCCTTCTCGGACTGCACGACAAGGCGCTTTTCGGCACGCTTGCGGCTGGTTTCCAGTTTGCGTTTGGTGGCTTCGACCATCTGCGCGGCGGCGAGGGCTTCGAAGGGGTTGTTCTCGGTGGTCATGGTGCTCTCTGGGTAATTGGCTCGCTCATTAGGCATGGTGCTCTCTGGGTGTGTGGCTCACTCAATGTTTACGGTGCTTTCTATGTTGATGGCTCGCTCCCGGCTTTCGTTGCTTTCCTTGGGTATGGCTCGCTCCACATGAATGGTGCTCTCATCGTGGATGGCTCGCTCAGGTTCTGGGGTGCTCTCCGGCAACATGGCTCGCTCCGGATCTTTGGTGCTCTTAGGCATTTTGGCTCGCTCTGACATTTTGGTGCTCTCAAGAACGATAGCTCGCTTTATTGGCATGGTGCTCTCTAGTGAGATGGCTCGCTCCGTCTCCTTGGTACTCTCACAAATGATGGCTCGCTCCCATGTCTTGGTACTGTCAAGGACAGCGGCTCGCTCCCGGAATATGGTGCTCTCCCTTTTGCCGGCTCGCTCGCAGGCGTTGGTGCTCTCAGCATTGACGGCTCGCTCAAACTTTCTGGTGCTTTCGAGGTATGTGGCTGCTCTTGGTTTGTGGCGCTATCAACCGCACTGGCTCGCTCAAACTCTCTGGTCCTCTCCAGATACGTGGCTCGCTCATTCATCGTGGTACCTTCGGGCACGGTGGCTGCTCGATCTCCTTGGTGCTCTCTGCTGGGATGGCTCGCTCATTACCCTGGTTGCTGTCGCGACGTCTGGCTCGCTCAGGTTGCTTGGTGCTCTCCCGTCAAACGGCTCGCTCCGCTCACACGTTGCTTTTCTATCGGATGGCTCGCTCGGCGGCTTAGATGCTTTCGAATTGAACGGCTCGCTCGCGTTCAGTGGTGCCCTCATTTGGAGTGGCTCGCTTAACGCATTTGGCGATCTCGATCGGAATGGCTTTAGTGCTCGGCTCACTTGGTGCTCTCAGGTCGGTTGGCTCGCTCCAATTCTACGGTGCTTTTCGAAGCGTCCGGCTCGCTCATTCCTTGTGGTGCTCTCCGTGCCGCTGGCTCGCTCCCGTAACATGATGCGATCTATCATAACGGCTAACGCTCGGTGCTCATGGTGCTCTCGTGTTACGTGGCTCGCTCGCGGCGTCTGGCGTTCTCAATCCGATCGGCTCGCTCGCTTTTGATGGTGCTCTCAGCCGTGATGGCTCGCTCTTTCTCTATGGCGCTCTCGCGACGACTGGCTCGCTCTTCCACTTTGGTACTCTCCGCGACGGCGGCTCGCTCATCCCATTTGGGGTTCTCCGCAAGATTGGCTCGCTCTATGTTTATGGTGCTGTCTTTGCAAATGGCTCGCTCCTTCAGAATGGTGCTATCCGCATGTATGGCTCGCTCTTTCTATGTGGTGCTCTCAGCCGACGTGGCTCGCTCCATCACTGTGGTGCTCTCCGCGTGTATGGCTCGCTCTTTCTTATTGGTGCTCTCGCCGACGCTGGCTCGCTCATAGCCTTCGGTGCTCTCCGCCTAAACGGCTCGCTCGCGACCTTCGGTGCTCTCTTTCCAACTGGCTCGCTCCTAAATTTTGGTGCTCTCAAGGTCATTGGCTCGCTCTTCTTCACTGGTGCTCTCGTCCTTTTCGGCTAGGCCCAGCCTTTCTTCCGCAACGCCTCAGTCAGTCCCGGCACCAGCTCATGGCCGGGCATTGTGATGAAGTGGGTGTGATCCTTCTGAGCGATGGCGTATGGCGCAGCTGGCAGTTCACCGAACTCGATAAACCACCAGACACATTGCAGATGCGACAGAA